AGGCCGCAAGGGACGCAAGGGCCGAAGAGTTGCAAATGCGTATGCAAGATCAGCGAGCTAGCCAAGCTGAAAAACTACAAGCGCAGCGCGAATTGCAACAAATGCAAATTGATGCACGTAAGGATATGCAGCGGATGATTGCAGCTAGTCGCCCAGCGGCACAAGCCCCAAATGCCCAGACGCTGCAAACTGAAAATGGCATATTAGAACGCCGTGGCAATGAGTGGGTTCCGATTACCGTAGGCGGTAAGCCTGTTATGCCTAAAGGTACGGGGGCTAATGCAGTGCTGCCAGAGGTTGCAAAAGCAAAAGACGCAACAGACGCTATGGCATTGTTGCAACAGGCTGCACCATTGGTTAGGGGCGCAACTGGAAGCGGCATCGGTGCTGGCGTTGACTGGCTTGCTGGACAAGTAGGAAAGGCCACGAGCGGCGCTGAAAACATCGCACAGCTAAAAACAATTGCAGGCATGTTGGTGTCAAAAATGCCAAAAATGACAGGCCCACAGTCCGACAAGGATGTGATGCTTTACAAAGAGATGGCGGGCAATATTGGAGACCCAAGTGTGCCAACACCATTAAAAGAAAAAGCCATGCAGACAATCATGGAAATTCAAGCACGTTATGCAAATACACCTGCTCCCACTTTGGATTTTACAGGCGCACCACAAAAACAGGCAAACCCGCAGGATTCTCAGGCTATGGAGTGGGCAAGGTCTAACCCTAACGACCCACGTGCAAAAGCGATCATGCAACGCCTCGGAGGTCAATAATGGCAGGATTCGACCCAGACGCATACCTGGCTCAAAAGCCATTCAATCCTGACGAATATCTGGCAGGAGATAAAAAAGGTGGAGTGCTTCAAAGCCTCGGCAATGTTGCGGCTGGTGCATTGCGCGGTGCAGGGTCTATCGGTGCGACCATCATGGCCCCAAAAGATATTATCAGCGATGCACTAGAAGGCAAAGGGCTAAGCCTAGAGTCAAACCGTCAACGCCGTGCAGATATGGATGCTGCACTGGCAAGCATGGGCGCACAAACCGATTCATTCGGCTATGGCGCTGGGAAACTTGCTGGCGAGATTGCAGGTACGGCAGGAGTCCCCGGAGTTCTTGCTAAAGGTGCGCAGGCCATGAAAGCTGCCCCCGCATTGGTAGAGGCTTTACGTACTGGTGGCCTTGCTGCCAATGGTATGACTGGTGCAAAGGGAGCAGCTATCCGGGCGGGTGCTGGTGCTTTGGGCGGCGGCGTATCGGCTGGTATGGTCAACCCAGAGGACGCGCAGACGGGCGCGATTATTGGCGGCGCACTCCCCGGCGCTGGAAAACTTGCTGGAGAAGCTGGTAAGCGTTTGGGCGTTGCAATGAGAGGCTCAGAGGCTATCAGCCCAGAGGTTAAAGCATTGGCGCAGCGTGCGGCTGATTTGGGCATTGAAGTGCCTGCTGATAGGCTTGGAGATAGCAAGTTCTTAAACGCAGTCACATCGGGTTTGAACTATGTCCCGTTTAGTGGCAGGGCTGCTACTGAGCAGAAAATGACAGATCAACTGGCAAAGGCTGCTTCTAATCTTGTCGGAGAAAACACTTCAAACCTGACAAAAGCACTGCGGGATGCAAAAAGCACTATTGGCGGCAAGTTTGATTCGTTCTTAAAAAGCAACACTATTTCAGTGGATGACGTTTTTAAATCTAACGTGGCAGATGTTTTGAAAACCGCTGAAAAAGAACTAGGCCCAGACGCTTTGAAGCCAATTCAAAACCAAGTTGCAGAGATATTCACAAAAGGCGCTAACGGTCAAATTGACGGACAAGCAGCATATAACATTAAAAAGACGTTAGACCGTATCGGCAAAGGCACAGGGAATGAAGCATTCCATGCGCGTCAGTTGCGTGATAGCTTGATGGATGCTTTGGAGCGATCAGTCGGCCCGGATGCAGCGGCAGAGTTTAAAGTCGCACGTCAGCAATATGGCAATATGAAGCAATTGGAAAAAATTGCACAGAACGGCGCAGAAGGCGATATTTCAGTTGCACGACTTGCCAACATGAAAAATATTGGCAACCCTCAGCTGCAAGAGTTGGCTGATATTGCATCGCAGTTTGTCAAGCCACGCGAAGCGCAACACGGCTCAATGCAGAGGGCATTTGCAGCATTAGGTGTGGGCGGTTTGGCTGGTGCGCCTGCACTTGCGGGAACAATGGCAGGCGGTAGGGCTATTAACTCAGCACTGAATAGCCAAACAGCGCGAAGCTTAATGATGAACCCGAATCAAGTGCCGCCACAGCTTATAGAGGCTTTGCGCCGTGGCGCATTAGCTGCGCCTGTTATGGCTACTTCCCAGTAAAACCAATATAAATGCCATAAATGAAACAGCAAACTATAAAAGCGATGATCTTCCAGAGCATAAAATCAGTGTATTCCATAGGTAATAATATGCCACGGTTTGGCAAAGGAGCGCAATATGCCGCGTAATGGTTCAGGGGGCTTTTCGTTAGTCTCAAATAGTTTTAACCCCGCAGTAAACGGCGTATCTGCTACCGCTGCCGACTGGCAATCATTGATTAACGATGTAGCCGCCGCAGTCCAGCAATCTATCAGCGCAGACGGACAAACCCCCATTACTGGCAATTTGCAGATGGGCGGCAACAAGCTCACCGGCCTTGCTGCGGGTTCGGGTACTGGTCAATCTCTCCGGTATGATCAGCTATTTTCCCAAGGCGCTCTGACGGATATTGCATCTGCCGCTACGGTGGACATTGGCGCACAGTTGACCAACTTCCTACGAGTGACCGGCACAACCGGCATTACTTCATTCGGGACAAATTACAACGGCCCACGGTTCCTAATATTTGCTGGTGCTGTGCTTTTGACGCACTCCGCGACTCTGGTGCTTCCAGGCGCTGCAAACATCACCACGGCTGCGAATGACGCGCTTATTGCAATCCCTATCTCTGGTGGGTGGCAGGTTGTGGCATACACCAAAGCTGCGGGGATACCGGCGGTTGCAGGGCCGTTATCATCATCTGGAATCACAGGAGCTGCCGCATCCGGAGCCAACAGCGACATAACTAGCCTGACAGCACTGACAGCAGGCGGCTTGCCTGATAACTCGGTGCTTACGGCTGATATTGCGAATCAACAGGTCACTCCCGCAAAGTTGTCTCAGCCACTAACGATTGGCACTGCCGTTGCAACCACATCAGGAACTTCGCACGACTTCACGGGAATTCCATCGTGGGTGAAGCGGATTACTGTGATTTTCAATGGTGTGAGCACGAACGGATCAACAAATTTACTTATTCAAGTCGGTGCCGGTAGTTTTGTTACTTCCGGCTATGTCTCAACAGCATCAATCAACTCCACGAACGTAACCGCCACCGCTGGGTTCCTTGCAACTGCCTCCATTATTAATACGAATGTTTTGAGTGGCTCCGTTGTGTTGGCGCATATTGGGTCTAACACTTGGGTAATTTCCGCTTCGTTCGGCAGTTCGGTAGGCACGGTAGGCGTTCAGGTTTCAACGGGTGTTCTCGCTGTAGGCGGGACGCTTGACCGCCTAAGGTTAACAACTGTCAGCGGCTCAGAGGTGTTCGACGCTGGCTCCATCAATATCCTTTACGAATAAAAACCATGCGCTACGAAACCAACCTGCAAACCGGCGAAGTCACCGAGCATGAGGATGCCCCTGCGACTCCAGAAGTACCGCCAACAGTTCAAGACCAACTCAACAAGCTGGACGCTGACAACGCATTGACTCAGCGCAACCTGCGCGAGACTGTGATGCTGATGGCAGAGGCTTTCAAAGTGGTTAGCAATAACGCGGTTGACCTGTCCACCATACCCGGCGTGCAGAAGGTCTACGCGGTTGAAGCAGAAGCGGCGGCGCTACGGAGTCAACTGTGACCATCCTGTTAGCCCTGCTCTACCCTATTGCCGTGCAATACGAGCGCGGTGGGGTGTGGCGTCTATTGGCTCCGGTGACGTTTGTCACTCTGGTAATCGACGTTTATTGCAACTACACCGAACTCGCCCTGATTACATGGGATTTTCCGGCTAGTACAGAGTGGACATTTTCCACCCGTGTGCAACGTCTCCAATACTACGCAGGCTGGCGCGGTTCTTTCGCTCGCGCTGTGAAGGCTTATTGCAACTTTTTCTACAAAAACCACATAAGGTAAACCCATGAGCGAGGCCGGACTGTTTGAACTAATCAAGGATTGGATACTTGTTCCCGCAGCCGGTCTAGCGGCATGGGCTTGGAATCACAACGAAGCCGAACATAAATCAATCAGGGACGCACAAGAAAAGCTCCGCGACCAAGCCTCTCAGGGCAATAGCAAACTGAATGACAAGTTCATGGAACACATTGAATATCGTGTAAGCGAGGCTATCAAGTTCGCCCGTGAAGAAGATAGCCGCATCATGAATGAGATGGAAACCCAGCGGGGGCACATAGCTAAGATATTCGACAAGCTAGAAGAACACGCTAGACGCTCCGAAGATCGACACGTTGAGATGCTTGGAGCCATCCATGAAGGACTAGCACGAAAGGCCGACAAATGACTTGGTTTGACCAGTGTTTTGACAAGCTGATTTCGCATGAGGGTGGATATGTCAACGACCCACGAGACCCCGGAGGCGAAACCAAATATGGGATATCCAAACGCGCTTACCCGCAGGTGGACATCAAGAACCTGACGCTAGACGCAGCCAAAGCCATTTACAAGCGGGACTATTGGGATAGAGCGCAATGCGACAAGCTCCCCCCGCAACTTGCCTATCTGCTGTTTGACGCTGCTGTAAACAGTGGAATCGGCCAAGCCATCCGATTCCTACAACGTGCTGTCAATCTCGCTGATGACGGTGTAATAGGCCCTATGACCCTTGCAGCCGTTGGTCGGGTAGACGCAGAGGCCATTAGCGCCCGTTTTTTAGGGCAGCGTCTGGAATTCATGACCAAGCTAACCACATGGGACACGTTTGGCAAAGGCTGGGCGCGTCGTATTGCTGACCAACTGAAAGGCATCTAATGGCACTCGACCCACTAAGCGCAGTTTTAGACATTGGCGGCAAACTGATTGACCGTCTATGGCCTGACCCAGCCCAACGCGATGCAGCAAAGCTGGAACTACTCAAAATGCAGCAATCCGGCGATCTAGCCATTATCACCGGACAAATGGAAGTGAACAAAGAGGAAGCTAAAAGCGCATCCGTCTTTGTTTCAGGCTGGCGCCCATTCATTGGATGGGTTTGCGGCATGGCATGCGCTTGGAATTGGATTGGCTTACCCGCTGTAAAAGCTGGCTTGCTAATCGCTGGACACACGCTAGACCTACGCCCCGCAGACCTTACCGAGATGCTTCCTGTTTTAATGGGGATGCTTGGACTTGGAGGTTTGCGAACAATCGAGAAGCTGAACGGGCAGGCCCGTGCTTAATGCAAACCAAGTGCCTACCGCCTAAAACGAATTTTAGGATGTGAGGCCCTTCGGTTTTCTTGCCACACACTGCGCACCACTTCAATAGCATATCAAAATCAGCGCAAGTGCAAAGCCAGCGATAAAACTAGCCCTCATTACTATCAAGTCGTTTTTGTGCATGTTCTATATCCTGTGCAAGTAGTAGAGCATCAAGAGCGATTGCCCGTAATGCTTCTATTGGTGACCCTTGGAGAACGTTTGCTTTAACGTCCTCCAAGAAATCATAAAGCCGCTGGTCGGTGTTTGGCATAGGTGTTTACCCTCTGGCCTTTAACATTGCATCAGCTAACTGATACGCAAGCTCTGCTATGTTTTTATGATGACCTGACGAGCTGGACAATACTGTTTGCATTGCCTTAGCTGCGAAATAGTCACGCAAGGTCATTCCATAGTTATCCCATGCGTTAGCTTCTTTAAGGGGAAACGCTGGGCCGCCTGTATTTGTAGTCATGTTGCGTCCTTAACTTTCTAAACTTGGTAATTCTTTAAAAAAATCAAACAGCTCATGAGGCTCTATTGAGTAATCATGCCATTTGCTATAGCCAAGCATTGACACTGATACCGTCTGGAGTCCAGCAAAAAATTCTTTTGGAACTAGCAGAATTTTGTTTATTGATTTGTCTTCATTTAGACAAAAACATATGATGAAGTCGCATATCAGTGTTTGCTTTTTGAAGGAAAAAGACCAAGCCAACTGAGGGAATTTTTTATTCAATTGTCTTGGCCTTCCTGCTTTTATGTCTACTTTGTATCCAAAAACAGAAAAATCGTACTTTGCTTGAAATTGGTTTGAGTTTTCATTTTTTGCAGAAGGAACTAAATCAATGAATAGCTTTTCCCCATATGCGCCCAATTTGTCTCTGTCTGTGCCGTATCTGAGCTTGTCCCCAACAATTTTTACGCCTTGATTTTTCAATCGGACGTACAGAGTTCTCCAGTTCATGCCAAGCGCGTTTGCGGCCAATTTCAAGTTCATGTGCTTTGCATACGCTTGCGCTTCTATTGATTCCATGATTTCTCCTTAAAACTAAATCATATCGTCAAAATGGGATTTCGTCAAGGTCATCAAACCCGCTGCCCTGTGAGCCTTTAGGCGCTTGGCGAGGTGGGGCTGGTCGTGCTGGGCGCTGTGGTGCCTGTTGTTGGCTATCTTCACGGCCTCCAAGCAATTGCAGTTCAGTCGCCACAATGTCAGTCGTGTTTCGTTCTAGTCCGTCTTTGTCGGTGAACTTGCCGTACTTCAAGCGTCCCTCTACGTAGCAGGGTTTGCCTTTCTTGAGGTACTCCCCCGCAATCTCTGCCAAACGCTCGTAAAAGGTGACTCGGTGCCATTGCGTGTCCTCAATGGTTTCCCCGCTGTTTTTGTCTTTGCGCTTGCTGGTGGTCGCAATGCTTACGTTTGTGATTGCCTGACCGCTAGGCAAATAGCGGGTTTCAGGGTCACGGCCACAATTGCCAATTAAGATAACTTTGTTTACGGATGCCATATCTTCCTTAGTGAGTTGCGTTAAATTCTTCAATAACCTGCGCGTAATATTCCCGCGCTTGTCCGACCTTCTCAATCATGCGCTTTTCTTTTTCCTCATCGCGCATTACTTTCCAGCTTGTCACCCTGTGTTTTTCGGGAATGTGCCAAAAAACGTGCATTTCTGCGGGTTCGTAGCCAATCAGGTGCTCGGGCGTATCGACTAGGCAATAGTCAACGCTCCATTCCTGAGCATCCCAAAGCATCATATAGGCCCTCATTTGCCATTCGTAGAGCTTGTCCTCGCAGTCCATAGGTAGGATGGGAAACGTGGCCGCAGACCATGAACATTTGATGTCGTGTCCGCGCTTGTTCACTTCATCAAACAAATCGCATTCCCCTGTGATGCCGTTAAGCATTCGGCGCTCTGTGTTTTTTACTAGCCAGATGCCGCGCACGTTGTTCAATAGCTGAATGGCCGTTTCCTCGCATTCAATGCCTTTTTGCATTGGTTTGCTGGAGACGTGGAAGTCAATTCCAAAAATCTCTTGAGCGGCCAATTCTCGAATGTAAGTTTTGGCACCAGTTGACAACGGGCCTTCCGCTTTGGATTTAGGCTCCGTCATCAGCTTGCCGATGCTAGAGGCTCGAAAAATCTTCATTTTGACAACACCGCTTTCTTATCATTCACTGCGGCCATAAGTGCGTCATATCCCCCGCGATTCTGAGCCTTTCGAGCCTTTGTGCTTTGTTCTTTCCATACCTTCTCCAAGCCTTCCAAGGTAAGCGAAGCCTCTACCAAGTCCAAAGCCTCCAGCACATCAAACCCGCTTTGCTTTCCTTCTGATTGCGTCATGTTCAGACCATCATGCTCGATGATCTCAAGCGCTGCAACCCACAAATAGCGGCGAAGGTATGTTTGTACTGCCCCGAGGTTTTGGACAGCGTGGCACCCCTTTAAATTGGCCTCAGACATGGGCGAAGTGATAACAATGGTTTCTTCTGGCTTGTCATTGTTTACGATGGTCATAGAAGCCACATCGCCAAAGCTGATAACAGATGTCAAACCGTGCTCTGCAAACACCGACAGCGCAGGGATAACGAAGTCGCCAAGCTCGAAATAATCATAGCCTGCAAAATTGTTGTGCCCTGACTTTTTCAGGGGTTTGGAGTGAAATGCAGACCGCGCTGCATTCAGTTTTTGATAGACGTTCATTTCCACACCTTGTAAGCACGTTTCAGAGAGTTAAGCACCGTAAATCCGGCGCGGCGGTAAATCAAATATTGACGGATGTATTTCATTTCTTAAGCCCTCGCCATTGTTTCAAAAGACGCATTGGCAAAACTTTACGACATTTAGCTTTTACACAATCAAAGTTCCCATACATCCAGTCTTCTCCGTCAAACTCATTGAAGAAAAATGTTCCATCTGGCACCATTGTTTGATAGACGCCTTTCCGCACAGGCTTTACTTCTGCCGGAAACCAATCTGTTAATTTTTGATCTTTCATGCTCCCTCCCGCATTTCCAGTTCTTCCAAATTCTGCGCAACAAAGCAAGCCTGCACAGTTTCCTTGTAAGCCTGCACTAATGGGCATGTGCTTTTTTCCAGCATGGCAATAAACGCATTCATAGCCGCAGTTTCTTGAGCGTAGTCCTCAAACACTTCACGCATGGGGTATCGGGACAGCTTGCCGCCGATGTTGTTGCGGTAGCTGATGTGCGGCAGGCTCAAAGACTCAAAAGGTACTTTGCCAATCGCTGCGAATGCTTGGTTGATGGTGTCTAGGTGGTGGCTCATTTAGTCGCTCCGGTTTGTTGATGGATGAATTGTCTAGCATAAATAAATGCTTGCATATAGGTGTTTACCCTAGTGCCAATTCACAAAAATCTATGCAATGATTCAAGCCTCTTTAACCACGGAGCGACTATGAAACTTAACGAACGACTTAGACACATGCTGACCGCAATCGCGCAGTCACCACGCCGCGCATCGTACTTTACGCACAGAGACTACAACGCGCCATTGAACCCCGGAGTGCTTCAGGGCTGGCTAGACAAGCTGACAAGCGCTGGCTATTGCTTTGAAGCTGAGAGCGCATTCCACATCACCGCACTAGGCCGTAAAGCACTAGACCAGAAAGACGTTGCACAGGTTAGAAAGCACATCGGCACAGGGACGTATCGAACCGATTTAGACCAGTATTACAGGCCTGGTTCAGATCATTCTCACATTAAGAGCAGAGGGGATAGGTGTTAATCTATGGACTACGAAACATTTTTACGAAGTAAGACGCACAGCACCGGGGACTATGGTTTTGAAGCCGTCTGGATGCCTGATTGCGCCTTTGACTTCCAAAAGCACATCATTGCGAAAGCAGTCAGGAAGGGCCGCATTGGGATGTTTGCCGACACCGGGCTAGGCAAGACCCTAATGCAGGTTGCAATCGCTGAAAACATCATTCGGCACACTAATAAGCGGGTGTTGATTCTCACGCCTTTGGCGGTGGCTTTCCAGTTCATTGACGAAGCTACCCGAATAGGTGTTGATGACATTGCCCACAGCAAAGACGGGACGCTTACCAAGAAAATCACGGTTTGCAACTATGAACGGCTGCACCTGTTGAATCCTGATGACTTTGTGTGCGTCATGCTGGATGAATCATCTATCCTGAAAAACTTTGCAGGTAAAACACGGGACGCTATTGTCGCGTTTATTAAGCGCGTGCCATATCGGTTTTTGTCTACCGCTACCCCTAGCCCTAACGACTTCATTGAGCTTGGCAATAGCTCGGAGGCGCTGGGTTACATGGGTTATATGGACATGCTTACCAAGTTCTTTAAATCGAACCAAAACAGCGTAGATAGCAACAATCGCAACATCGGAGAAAAGTTTTACCTAAAGCCACATGCAGAGCGTGACTTTTTCGCATGGGTCAACCAGTGGTCTGTGATGGTCAAAAAGCCATCAGATATCGGTTTCTCTGATGATGGATATGGTTTGCCAGCTTTGCACGTAAAAAAGCACATGGTAAGGAATAGCAATACTTGGTGCATTGATGGACAAGACAATCTATTCGCAATGCCAGCCGCAACAATGACAGAAGTTCGGGAAGAGCAAAAGCTAACCGTACATGAGCGATGCGAGCAAGCGGTAAAACTTGCATGGGGCAAAACTTCTGTTTACTGGTGCAATCTGAACGAAGAGAGCGATTTGCTTGCAAGGCTTGACCCTCAAGCGGTAGAGATCATTGGTGGTATGTCTATCGACAAAAAAGAGGAAATTCTTGTCGCATTTGCTAGAGGCGAGATTGACCGGCTTATCACCAAGGCCAGGATGACCAGCATGGGCCTGAACTGGCAGCACTGTAACCATACGGTATTTTTCCCAACATGGAGCTATGAGCAGTATTACCAAGCAATCCGGCGTTTCTGGCGTTTTGGCCAGAAGTCCGAAGTCGTGTGCGATATGGTTATCAGCGAAGGACAAGCGCGGGTACTTGAAGCGCTAGAGCAAAAGACACAAAAGGCCATAGAGCTATACGGAAACCTTGTAGCCGCAGCAAACCGAGATTTTAGTTTCTCCACAAAGCAATTTACCAAAACTGTTCAACTACCCGAGTTCCTCAAATGAAAACCAAAGACCAAATCATTACGCCTCAATACGCAATTTATAACTCCGATTGCATGGAGGTATTGCCAACACTGCCGGATAACTCTATCGACCTGTCTGTGTACTCCCCACCATTTGCCGGGCTGTATAACTACAGTTCTAGCGAGCGAGATTTTTCCAACTGCGAAAGCAAAGAGCAATTTTTAGAGCAATACGAGTTCCTGATTGCCCACATTGCTCGAGTGACAAAGCCAGGTCGCATTACCGCAGTGCATTGCACTGACGTTTTCGACAACTCTTGCCGCCTTTGGGACTTCCCACATGAAATCATCCGACTGCATGAAAAATACGGGTTTCAGTACCGCAACCGAATCACTATTTGGAAAGAGCCTTTAAAGGTTCGAATGAGGACTATGGTCAAGAGCCTTATGCACAAATTGATCGTAGAGGACTCTACGCAGTGCTTTACCGCCATGCCTGACTACATGCTTATTCTCACAAAGAAGGGCGATAGTGAGGTGCCAGTTACTCACCCGCATGGACTGAAGCATTACTTTGGAGAAACTCCAATTTTGCCTAACATTCTCCGGGCTTTTAACAATGCAAACGAAACCAAGTTCACTGAGGAAGAATTGTGGGCATACCTGCAAAGCAATTTTGCTGACCACAAAGACCCCAAGAGCAACAAATTGTCGCACTACATCTGGCAGCGATACGCCTCCAGTGTTTGGGATGACATTCGCATTGACAACGTGTTGCCCTTCCGCGATTCACGCGAGGAAGACGACGAAAAGCACGTCCACCCGCTGCAACTAGACGTAATTGACCGCATTGTGGAACTTTACAGCAATGAAGGCGAAGTCGTTCTGACTCCATTCATGGGCGTTGGTTCCGAGGTTTATAGCCCCGTTTCTATGGGCCGCAAAGCCATTGGCATTGAGCTGAAAGACAGCTATTTCAAACAGGCCAAGATCAACCTTGAACTGGCGTCCAAGCGGTTTGAAACCGGTCAAGTGTTCAAGCAAGAATCACTGATCGAAATGGAAGAAATGGAATGAAAGCCTACCGCCCTGAAAAGCGGTTAGAGCGTGGGGAATACCTTTCCCGCGCTCGTTCTATGGCCCCTCGGGGCCAAGACTTACCGCAAACCAAGCTGCTAGACCTAGACATCGTTTCAATCCGAAGCGCCGCAAAACAACGCGAGAGCTTGAAAAAGCACATACGCGAGAACCTGAGCAATGAAGCATTGGCGAAACAATACGGGGTACACGTTCGGACTATCGAAAAGTGTCTAGCGTATGAAACAGGCAGTCATATCCCATGAAATGCGTTCGATGCGGCAAAGAAATGGACAAAGCCGCCGCATGGGTGGGCGCGTATCCTATTGGGCCTAAGTGCCTAGAGAAAATGGACGGTAAACGGCTGGCAGTCCATGTGAAGGTAGTCAAGAGTGAACAGCCTGATTTATTTGGAGATCAAGATGAGTTATTCACAAACAGAAATGAAAGTAGTCCAATGGGGCGAGGCTAGAGGCATCGTTCAAAACTCCAACAACATGGCGCAAGCCATTAAAACGCTGGAGGAAGTGACAGAGCTAATCGAAGCCATCCACAAAGGAGACAGAGCCGCACAGATTGACGCATACGGCGATATTCTGGTTACTCTGATTATCGGATGCGCTACGGCTGACTTAGACCTTGTAACCTGCCTAGACGCTGCCTATGAGCAGATCAAAGACCGCAAAGGATACTTGGATGCTCAAGGTGTTTTCCATAAGGTGACAGCATGAAGTGTTATCACCAATGGGGCGCTTATTGGACTGGCGGAATTCTTGCCGGTATGCGTTGTGCAAAATGTGGAAAGGTCAAGCCATCATGAAAACCACCCAAGGTCGCAAACTGATCGCCCTGCTTAAAAAGCGCGGTATGTCTACTCTTGAGCTGCAACAGGCGGGGCTTTCTACCTGCCCATGGAAGCGCATTAGCGAGCAGCTAACCCGCAACGAGGAGCTAACCAAATCCAAGCGTTACCCCGATAACGGGCGCTGGTTTTATGTCTATCGGGTAGTGACTCGCAAGCTCTGATCGGTTAAAATATCACCACAGAACCCGTCTAGCTAGGAAGTCATGAGCCTAGCGAAAAGTGAACCCTGCACCTGACGGCAGTTCTTTTTCCAAGGGTGCACAGGCAAGCAATGCACTACTATCAATTTAATATTGGTGACTATAAAAGTCACACAGAGCATCTTTCTGAAATGGAAGATTTGGCCTATCGACGTTTGCTCGATTGGTACTACCTACACGAAACCCCTATCCCGCTAGACATTGGCGAAACATCACGCCAGATTCGCATGCGTTCGCATACCGATTGCATTGCGACCGTACTGCAAGAGTATTTCATTCGCACTGGAGACGGATGGACACATGGTCGAGCAGACAAGGAAATAGCCAAAACAGGCGAGAAGTCTGCCAAAGCTGCCGAAAGTGCAAAAAAACGATGGGACAAGGAAGCGAAGGCAATGCGAACGCATAGCGAATGCAATGCTACACATAACACATTACCCATAACACAAGACACAGAACACAATTCTGTAGCTAAAGCTACAGGCGCAAAAGCGCCGCTTACTCCCGATGAGATTATTTTTGGATATGGGGTTCCCTTGTTAACCAATGCCGGAACACCTGATAAGCAGGCTAGATCGTTCTTAGGTGGGCTTCGTAAGTCTCACGGGGACGATGCATTGGTAAACGCTTTACGGGATTGTGTGAAGGCAAAGCCCTTGCAGCCTTTGGAATGGTTGGCAAAAGCACTGCCGCCATTAGGTGCGCCATCAAGGAAAAACAAGCAAGAGTTGCTAGAGGATAAGGGACGTTCAATTGCTGCTGAATGGGCAGCTCAAGGAGATGTTTATGAAGCCAAGTGATAAATCGCAATTTAGCCAACTGCTGGCCGATGTGATGGCCTACTACACGAAAGACCTTAGCCGGTTTACTTTAGATTTGTGGTGGGATGCTTGCAAGTCTTTTGATTTTGAGCAGATTGCCAAGGCCATGAACCAGCATGCAAAGGACGCGGAGCGCGGGGTTTATGCGCCAAAGGTTGCGGACATTGTGCGACAGCTTGAGGGCACTTCCACTGACCGCGCTGGAATTGCATGGGGCAAGGTTCTAGGGGCTATCAGTGCTGTAGGAGCCTATCAGGATGTTATTTTTGATGACCCTGCTATCCATGCCGCTATTGTTGATTGTGGAGGCTGGACTAAGGTTTGCCGTGGTGAACTGGCTGAACTTAGCTACTTGCAGCACCGATTCTGCCAAGCCCACAAGACGTACACAGAGCGCCGCGAGTTTGAATACCCTAAGCAGCTAAGTGGTGACCGTTCACCCGATTCTGAGTATCTGAAATACGGGCGACCATTGCCACGGCCTGCACTGGTTGGAGACGTTGAGAAGGCAAAGCGCGTATTGATGGAAGGCGGTGAAGGTGGGCCAAAGATCGCTTTTAACGTGTCCGAGCAGGCGCTTAAATTGATTGATGCAAGGGTACTCCAATGAACCACCCCGAAGCCCATAACCTACTAGACCAACGCAAAGCAGGCGCAGACCTACCCGCGCATGTGGTCAATCAAGCGCTATTCCTGACCGGAGACCTGAGCGAAAACGAGTTACTAAGGGTTTCCCCTAATACCCAACATAACAAAACTAACAATAATCGGA